GTCGAGCATCTCGTTCAACAGAAGGGCAGTCGCTTGCGCGGCAAGGTTTCCGTGGAAACCGTAGTCGGTAAGAACGCCTTCTTTGAGCAGATCGGCGTGACCAATGCTCGGACTCGCACCTCGCGGCATGCTGACACGCCGCGTATGGATACGCCCCATTCCAGGCGGCGTGTCTCCTTGGTCGATTACGACTGGGCCGATCTCATCGATGATGAGGACCGTGTCCGCATGCTGATCGATCCCACCGGCCCGTATTCCGTCGCCGCTGCTGCTGCGATGGGACGCGCCATGGACACGGCGATTATCGACGCCGCCGATGGCACGGCTTATACGGGCGTTGCCGGTGGAACCAGCACTTCTTACGCCTCTGCCAATACGGTCGATGTTCAGGTGGGGATCTCCCCGGCTGCTGACACCGGATTGAACGTGGGTAAGTTGCGCGCTGCCAAGCAGATCCTCGACGCCAACGAAGCCGAGGACGAGGGCCGTACCATGGTCATCAATGCGAAGCAGCTTCAGAACCTGTTGGCCGAGACTGAGATTACAAGCAGCGATTATGCTGTCATAAAATCCTTAGTCCACGGTGAGGTGTCAACTTTTTTAGGCTTCGATTTCGTAAGGACGGAGCTTATCGAGGTGGATTCCAACAGCGATCACAAGGTTCTGTACTGGCAGAATGCTGGCATTAAGCTGGCAATCGGCAAGGAAGCCTCCGTCAAGATCAGTGAGCGTGATGACAAGAATTACGCGACACAGGTCTTTTACTCCATGTCCATCGGTGCGACCCGCATGCAGGAAGAGCTTGTCGGTTACATCGAATGTGACCCGACCTAGAAAGGAGATTGAACAATGGCTGTTGTTAATCTCGTCGGCTCGCGGATCATGGATGGGCTGGACAACGTCCCCGTCGATCTGGGTGATCCCGGTGAAGGCGGTGGCGGTGTCAAGACGTGGGTAGAAACCGTGGAGGTTGGCGCTGCCGACACCACGGCCTCAACCTACCTGATGGCCCGTCTGCCGTCCAATGCCCGTATTCTCGGAGCGTCCAAGTTGTATTGGGACGATCTGACGACCACGGGTTCCCCGACCATGGATATCGGCGTCTACAATCAGAGCGGTAATTCCGACTTTACCGACGATCCCGACGCCATGTCCAATGCTCACGATGTCACCAGTGCGGGCAGTGCGTCCGCGATCTCCGACATCGCGAACTACGGGCTTCCTCTTTGGGACTTCATCGACTCTCAGACGACTGACCCCAAGAAGGATCTCGACATCAAGGTCAAGCTCACCGACGCGGCGGTTGCCGGCGGTGGCACCATGACGCTGGAGCTATTCTACAGCGTTGACTGACCTGTCATCGGGGGGAGGGTTTGCGCCCTCCCCCCTCCCTTTTTTTACGGAGGACCGCGAATTGTGGAGCATCCAACCGGGAATGCGCCTGAAAAGGTGATCCTCGTCGGGCTTGGCCCGTCGAAGGCTGAATATATGGACATCATGTCATCGGACGCCGTGGTCATCGACCGCGATGAGGTCTGGGGCGTGAACGGTGCTGGCGCCGTCATCAACGTCGATCTGTCCTTCGCGATGGACGACTACCTGACTTGCGTGAACAGGACGCCTGCTTTCGCAACATGGTTTGAAAACGCAAAGGAACCCTTCTTTACCTCGATGCCAAGGAATCCGAATGCCCTCGCGTATCCCCTGCAGGAGGTGATCTCGATGCCGGGAGCGCGGCCATATTTCAATGGGAGCGTTTCTTACATCGCCGCCTACGCGGCGCTGATCGGCGTCAAGGAACTGACGATCTTTGGCTGTGACTATTTGTATGGCGGGATCGGGCGAATGCACCCGCGCCAGGTCGATACTGTGGCGCGCTACATGGCTTGCATGTCATGGTGGTTGGGTTACTGCCAAGCCCGTGGGATGGAGGTGGTGGTCACGCCGGGTAGCCCGCTCCTCGATGCGGACCTGACCCTGTTGGAGCAGTTCTACGGCTACATCGTGAAGCCGTTCCTGCACACGGCGAAGAGAATGGATCCAGACGTGCCGGGGCATCTCGGTGGTCATATGAATCGCTGCCACATTGATGAGGGCGCGCTGGATTACATGATCGAGCGGTTTTCGGTCAAATCTTTGATCGATATCGGTTCTGGAACTGGCGGCATGGTGGAGGTCGCCATGGATCGGGGGCTGGTGGCTGTCGGCGTTGAAGGTGATCCTTCGGTCAATGGGAAGTACGCCTGCTTCCAGCACGATTTTACGGACGGTCCTGTTGCAACCGGGAGAAACGATCTGGCCTGGAGCGTCGAGTTCCTTGAACACGTCGATGAGAAGTACACCGACAACTACATGCAGGCGTTTATGAACTGTCATTACGCTCTGGTGACCGCTGCGCCACCTGGGACGGACGGGTATCACCACGTCAATTGTCGCGACGAGGATTACTGGATTGACGTGTTTAACCAAGACGGGTTTGACCTTGATGAAGAGGCGACCAGAGAGGTGCGCCGGCATAGCACGATGCACCGTGACTTCATGCGTAATACCGGGTTGGTTTTTCGTAGTCTGAATTGGGTTGAATAATGGCAACATCATTTGTTTCCATCGCCAATCGCGCGCTGACTTATCTCGGCGCGGAGCCGCTGACCGCGCTCACCGACGACACCAAGGAAGGCCGCGCGGTCAACCGGCTCTATGAGCAGACCCGCGATGCTCTGCTGCGCGATCATGCCTGGAACTTTTGCATTAAGCGTGTGTCCATCGCGGCGAACACCACATCGCCGGTCTGGGAATATACAAACGCTTTCGATTGGCCGGCGGATTGTCTCAGGATCATCGAAGTGGACACCACCGAGGAATGGTCAGTGGAAGGGCGCCAGATTGTCACGGACGCGGCGGCACCGTTGCTGATCACCTACGTCCATCAAGTAACCGATGCGGCGCTGTTCGATGCCAAGTTTGTCGAAGCCTACGCGCTCCGCATGGCGGCGGATCTCGCCTATGACCTCACCGGCTCCCAGAAAGCTGTGGAGTTGGCCGAGGCCAAGTTCAAGCAGTTTATGAACGAGGCGAAGACGGTGGACGGGCAGGAAAGCCTGTCCGCGAATGAACAGTCCTGGCTCGACGCGAGGGCATAGCCGATGGCGCGTGTCTCCCAGATCCAGACCAATTTCACGGCTGGTGAACTTTCCCAGAAACTGCACGGGCGGGTGGATATCACCAAGTACGCGAATGGTGCGGAGACAATCGAGAATTTCATCGTGCAGCCGCATGGCGGGATCTCGCGGCGCCCTGGCACCCGGTTTGTGAAGGAAGTCAAGGACAGCAGCGCGAAGACCCGGCTGATACCTTTCGAGTTTTCGATCACCCAGGCTTATGTGATCGAGTTCGGCAATTTGTATATGCGGTTCTACAAGGATCAGGGCGCGATCCTCGAGGCCGACACCACGATCTCCGGTGCGACCAAGGCCGATCCTTGTGATCTGACAATCACATCTCACGGATATTCTGTTGGCGATGAGATTTATGTCAGCGGCGTGGTAGGAATGACGGAGTTGAACGGCAAGTATTATCTTGTCAATACCGTTCCCGATGCTAACAGTATCACGCTGAAAGATATTGACGGCACCACCATCGACAGCAGCGCCTTCACCACCTATGCCAGCGACGGCACCGCGGCGCGCGTTTACACCGTCACCACCACATTCCTGACGGCTGACCTCCCCGAGATCCAATTCGCGCAGTCTGCAGATGTTCTTTATGCGGCGCACCCCGATTACGCGCCCAAGAAGATCACGCGAACTGCTCACACCACATGGACGATATCGGATATCACGTTCACCAATGGCCCGTACCAGACGGAGAATATCGAAACGACCACGATGACGCCGGGTGCGACAACTGGTTCCAACGTCACGTTGACGGCATCTGCAGTCACCGGCATCAATGGAGGGGATGGGTTCCAGACTACGGATGTAGGCAGGCTGGTGTCGATCGGTCATCAGGCGACAGCCTGGGCGTCGAGTACGGGTTACAGTCTCGATGACATCGTCCGCAACAGCGGGAACGTCTATAAGTGTATCAAAGCTGGTACGTCTGATGGTTCCGGTGGTCCGTCCGGTGAGGGCGACGAGATTGTCGATAATTCCTGCACATGGAAATACCTGTCGGATGGCGGCATTCATTGGGGATACGCGACGATACGTTCGCGAACCTCGACCACTGTGGTGACCATCAATATCGTCAATGATCTCGGTGGCACGTCGGCGGAAACGAAATGGCGCATGGGCGCCTGGAGTGATACGACCGGATACCCGGCGGCGGTGG